GACTCCAAACAATACACCCTGGGCAATTTCGAATTGTTCGCTGGCCGTGCGATGGATAAGCACGTGTCCGCAGTTGACCTAATTGATGCCTTAATGGAAACTACGGTATTCTTCGCCGAAGGAGCTTACCAATGCTTTCTGCAAGGTTCAATTCGCCCAATATTCTTCTCCTCCTCAGAAGTCGTAAAGATGGAGCAAGCTTACCTTCAGAAGGTCAAGGAGTATGAATATGCCCGTAACGGAAATTTGGAGAAATTCGAGGGCAAATCCGAAGCGCAGTTCGGAAAGGAACTATCAGCGCTTATCGAAAAGTTGGCTGAACTTTACAAAACAATGCCACCAGGTACTGAGAAGAAAATCATTCAGACCAAGTGGGAAGCGTTAACCAAGATGGACGCTGAGTTTGCGGCATTGAAAGTTAAAGGAGGTCTACGGCATGCACCATTCGCCGTTAAGATCTTCGCAGCCTCAGGACAAGGGAAATCCACATTCGCAGATCTGGCAATGACAACGGTTTTGAAGGCCAATAATAAACCAGCCAGTTCTGAATACATTGTTACACTCAATGATAAGGATAAACACATGAACGGTTATCGTACCTTTATAACCGGGATCAAAATTGATGATTATGGTAACACCAAGTCTCAGTTCTGGGAAACCTCCCCATCGGACTGGATTATCAAAATCTGTAACAATATCCGCGAAACGGCCGTCATGGCTGATATTGCCAACAAAGGTAAGATTTCCATCGAACCTGCATGTCTTACGATCACTACCAATAACGAAGACTTGCACGCTGGAATCACATCCTACTGCCCTGCTTCAGTCCTACGTCGAGCACACGTACACGTAGAAATCCGTTCCAAACCAGAGGTTTCTACAAATGGAATGCTTGATTCGGACAAGGTGGAGAAGGTACATGGCGATGTCGCGAAGATTAATGACATCTGGGAAATTGATGTCAAGCAACCCATCTTCGAAGGAAATGACTTCAACAGCTGGAAGATTATCAAGAAGAGCATTGGAATCGACGAATTCCTTGATTATCTAGTTGTTGAGAGCCGTAAACATTTCAGTCACCAAAACACTATTGTCAACTCGTTCAAGGAGCCTGAACAGTTGGTCGATATCTGCGCCGAATGTAGTAAGTTAACCAATACTTGCACTTGCGAAGTAGAACCTCACTTCGGTGACCGAATTGCTGATACTATCAAGACGAAGGCAGATAGTATTCGCGTGAGAGCAAATTTTCACTCCAATGTGCTACAAACTAAAGCCGAGGACTTCACCGTGAAATACTTGCTCAAGATGATTAATAAGTTGGAAGATTCACCCTATTCCAGCTGGACGAATTGGATTCCTACACAATTCTTGGATAATGACTATGTAAAAGGTGCCATCTTGTATGCTGGTGCTGATTATATTGAGGAGTCAGTGGTGAGCTATGTCAGGAAGTATACTCTCATGTCGCTTCTTGTCATGTCTCTCACTTACATGATGTCAACAAAGTTGACAGTTCTTGCCGGACTAGTCTTGTTCGTGTTTTTCCTT